GCCTGACCAACAGTCGTGGTTGCCCCCCACAAGATACAGCCACCGAACGCGCGCAACGAACCACTCGACCATGCGCAGCGCATCGGCCGCCGTTGTGCCCTGCGAGGCATACAGCCGCGCCAGGCGTCCAATCCAATTGTTGTGCAGATCGCCCACGTTGGCCGCGAACAGGCCCTCGGTCTGGTCGATCAGTTCCAGATGACGCAGCAGCGTCGGCCAGTCGCACCCGTCGTCGTCAACGTGCGGATCGCCCATGTGCAGGATGCCATACGGCCCGTCGATCCGCACGCGCACGGGGACAAGCTCACGCGCCTCGCGTGCCTCGGCTTTGCGCTCAAACGCCGACGCGCGACGGGCGATCAGTTCCTCAATCGGCTCGTCGCTCGACGGCAACGGGGAAACGGCAAACGCAGGCGGCTGCATCCGCAGTCCGGCCTTGTAATGCCTGTCCAGCGTGCTCCACGGCATGCCCATAGCCTTGGCCGCCGCTTGCACAGTGCCGTGGCGCTTTACGGCATCTAGGGCGCTTTGCGCGGCTGCTGGCGGGATTGGGTGCTGCGCCATCAACCGTGCCCCTTGATGGCCTGCCACACATAGACGCCCAGCCCGACAACGCCCGTAAGACTTCCGGCGCCGAGCCACCGAGCCGCCGCGAACCACCCGCGTTGCTCGGCAAGCTGTTCCTTGATTTCCGCCATGTCGCCGCGCAGCGCGCGGAGGTCGTTGATGACCTGATCGAACTCACGTTCGGTTGGTGGTGACATTACGCGACCTCGCGATTGCATGGGGTCAAAGACATCACGCCGGCCGCACGCCGATCAGCGCAATTCGCTGTTCCTCGGCCGTCATCAGTCCACCTCATATCCAACAATGGGGATACCTGCGGTCGAGATTACCGGCGTGAGCGACGCGCCCGTCAGATCAAGCGCCGCGATGTCGTTCGCGAACGTCTGCGCTATGGAGAAGCCGACTACGGGGTCGTTGAAGGCTTGCAGCGACGTGGCGGCGCCGACCATCTCGGCCAGCGTCGTATCCGCGCCCGCCAGATGCCGCAGCGTCGGCATCGTGCCCGTCCAAACCGTGCCGACCCAATACAGCCACGGGTCAAGCCGCACGACTGCGGCCGGCGTCCATACCTGCGTGGAGTTGTTGGACGATGACGCAGCGCCAGTGTTGCCGGCAATGACGGGAAGCCCGGTCGGCATACCTGTGGCGTTGGCGCGCCAAAGCCCGACCTTGCCGGAACTCCCGGCGCCGCCGGTGACGGTCCGCGTGTAGAGCAGTGCAATCGTCGCGTGCCACGGCAGCGCCGCCGGGTACAGGTACAGCGTATCGGCAGCGCCAACGGCCGAGGTCGCCGCGACAGGATAGCCGCCCAACGGGTAGTAGGCGTTGCGCCTCGGCTGCGGGCGGGTCACGCTGCGAACCATGCCCGGCGGAATGTCGTAGCTGTTCGGCCCGATCAGCGTCGGGCGACGCTGACCTACCGTGCCGAGGTTGATGCAGTCCTCTGCGACATTGTAGTCCGAGCCGGTTTCTTCCTCGATCACCGCGCGATAGTCGGTCGAGACCAGCCGCTGCATCCGCGTGCCAGTCGTCGGCGAATAGACTTGCAGCGTTGATGCGCCAGCAACCGGCGCCGCGCTCCAAGCCGAAGCCAGCGTCGCAATCCGCGTGCCGCTGTCGTAAGCTGTGATCCTGATGCGCTGGCCCGATCCGGTGCCGGCGGTAATCGCAGCGTCAGCACCGACGACACGCCCGGCGAAGTCGCCGATGCTGGTAGGCAGCACAACCTGATTACTGGCGGCGCCGGCCTGCGATGGGGCAACGACACCCGCCAGGCCAAGCAGCATCAGCGGCGTAAGCTGCACCACCGTCACCGCACCGTGGCCCGCGTTGACGGTGCCGCCTACCTCGTCCTTGACGATGCAGTCGCGCGCCCCCGCCAGAAGGACCATGTAGGTCCCGTAATTATCCACATCCGTCGTGCCGTCGATCTCATACGCGCCGACCGTCTGCGTGCGGTTCGGGCCGATGACGATGTTCTCTGCGCCATCCAGCCGGACGTTGACGCTGCACCCGTCGAAGGTGTTCGCCTCGATGATCCCGCCGCGGCAAAACTGGCCGGCGGTGGACGTGCATGTGACGCCGATCACACAGTTGACGTACCGGTTGCCGCGAACCGTCCATCCCGAATGACCGCGCGCGAATTTCAGGCCGAAGAAACAGTTGATGAAGGTGCAGCCTTCAAGGATCACCGTGACGCTGTCCGGCTGACCCGCAATGTCCGAGAAGTAGATGCCGAGGTCCCGCGCACCCTGGAATGTGCAGTTGCGGATAATGATCGTCGTGAAGCCCGCACCAGCGAACAGCAGGCTATCGCCGCCCGCCGTCTGCCAGTGGTCGCCCGCGATGAAGCGAACATCCTCGACCAGCAACGTGCGGCCGAGGCGGATATAGGCGCCTTCCGTGCCGCTGAAAGCGCGGATGCGGAGGCCGTCGCAGCCCGAGCTTGTGCCGGGATTGGCCGGCGGGAAATTGGCAGCGAGCGGAACGACGGTCGAGTTCTTCACGTCCGTCAGATCGAACACGCCACCGCGCCAGGTGATGTCAACGCCGTCCGGATAGTCGGCAAGCGCGTCCTCATCGACATCGATGCCGAAAAGCGTGTTGTCCAACCCATCCGAGTGAAACCGTGCATTGATGGCGCATTGCACGTCGAGATGCCCCGTGATCGTGGACAGCACGCCGCCCGCATCCGGTCCGGCCTCGGCAATGAGATAGTCACCGTCAGGGAAGAACAGCCGGCCGCCGTCGGTCAGCAGGGCCGTGATTGCGTCGGTATCATCAACCTCGCCGTCACCCGCGACGTCGAAGGCTGGCGCATGCCGGCGCGCATCAGACAAATGCGCGGCGACGGTGCGGGATGACCCGCCGGCGGGCTGGTAGCCGATATGCTGCGCGCCCAGTACTGGGTTGGGGCCGGGAATGCCGTTGACCGACGCGACGGCATTGGGGCCAACAACGGCCGGCGCGGGCGTCGCGGACTGCATTGAAAACCGCTGCGCCCTAACTTCGATGTCGTCCAGTTCGCTGCTCGGGATGGCCGTCCAGATGCCCGCCTGATCCGGCGTCAACGTCGTGTAATAGACGCCCTCGCTTTGCCGCGTCAGCGTCAACGCGGGCGACAGGACTTCGCCGTCAGCCTGATAGATTACGACGCCAATAGTTTCGTCGTCGCTCGGCGCCTGCGTCAGCGCGTCCACAACATCTATCCAGATCGGCACGTCGCTCCCGAGGTCGAAGGATTGAATTGAGTTGCTGGCACGCGCGCCAAAGCGCACGCGCGCGACAAGCGCGTCGGGCATCAGTTTTCTCCGGTATCAGGAGGCTAGAAGCGCGGCGGCCTCGGCGGCGCTCGGCCAGAAGTCGTAGAAGTCCGCAGTGAGCGCGCCGTTCATTGGCAGCGTTCCGGCGGCGTTGGCGTGCCCAAGCACAGCGCGCGATATACCCAACGGCATGGCAATCGTCGCGCTGCTGACACCACCAACCGAAGTGCCGAACCGGACGCCGCCGGGCGACCACGCGAGCAGCGCCGCGAAAGGCGATCCGGCGACAAAAGAACCGGATGGCGTCAGCGTCGCCGTTGTGGTGCCACCGGACACAACAAGCGCCTCCGGTTGCAGCCCGCCAGCAGGAACCCGCGCTACGACGCGGAAGTTATCTGTGGCGTTGTCGAGTTGCAGTAAGCCCAGCGCCGTAGCGCCCGCCGCCGCGTCGTAGATGCCACGGATGACGATGCACCCACGGCGCGGGAACTCGCCAGGGGTCCAGATCGGGACATCAACCGCCATCGAAGTTGCCGCCAGCGCGCCAACCGCCGGAAGCAAAGGCGCGGGGGGCGTCAGTAGAGCAACTTGCGCCACACCAAGACGGATGCGCGTTGATATGACGGAGGCCACCGTTGCCGCGTAGCGCAGGCGCGGCAGAAGGAAGGTGACGCCGGTCGGCATCGTGCGGCTCACTGAAACCCGCTGCCACGCCGCGCCGGGCGTCACGGTTGATCCCGTGTGGTCGGTCGGCGACCCGCTGACGGCATACAGGCGGTGCGTGATGGTAAGGCCTGCCGTCGCGTGCGGAAAACCGGGCTCCTGCATGTAGAAGAACGACCCGCTCCACGCCTCACCAGCCACGACAGGCAGGGATGTCGTCGCCTCGAAGTTGAGCGCGCCGCCTGTCGTCGCCGTGGATGTGCCGGCGATCTGGATGGTCACGTAGTCGATGCCCGAATCCGTGCCGGTGTCCACAATGGTCAGCGTCAGCCCATTCGACCCCGTGCCGCCACCACCAACGGACCAGTTGGTCGGCAAGGTGGATGGCGCCACCGCACCAGCCCCGCGCGGGTTGCGAATGCTGTTCGATCCGACCCCATCAATCCGCAGCGCCCGCGTTGGGTGCGAGAAGCGCGGCAAGTTCTGCCCGACTTCTGACCATGCGGTGTCAGTCGCCTGCATCAGCGCCGTTGCGGTGCTGGCGGTATGCGCCCGCGTCACGGCAACATCTGCGTCGAGAGCATCGGCCGCGACGAGCGGCAACGGCGCCGTGGTCGTCAGCCCGCCAGGCGCCCGCGCCGTCATCGTGACCAGCACAACGGCAGCGCGCGGCGATCCAGCATCGACCAGAACAGGACGCTCAAGCGCGCCCGCCTCGACGGCGTAGTCCGGCAGGCTTGCTTCGGGCAAGTAGCCATACGGGAACAGCGCGGCGTCAAGCATCAAGCGCGCTCGGCGATCTGAAAGCTAAACTGCGCGCGCTGCGGCCGGTTGTAGGAGAAGCCGACATCCTCGCCGGGCCGCGTCAACGCGCCGTAGATGGATCGGCGGTTTAGCTCTGCCGCTGAAAGGTCGGTGTCCGGTATCCACAGCACATCATCGGACGGATGCACCGCGTCCAGCACAGCGCGCAGCGTGCCATCGTATTCGGATGCCAGGATGCTCGGGACCGTCACGCGCGCATATCGCGCGTTCACCAGTCCGGCTAGACGATGCTCGGTGCGCGTGAAGGGGTTGCGGTCCAAGATGCCGGACGGCAAGCGCCCCTCGACCATGCCGAGGCCGGGACGGATTGCGAAACGGAAGGTCTCGAAAACCGCGATGTTGCCGATATCCAGCACGGCGGCGCAGTTGGTAAAACGAAACCAGACATAGCGCGCGGACAGGTCGGCGCTGCGGAGGATGGTGATCTGCCCGCGCGTGGCGTCCGGCGTCGTGGCCGTGGCGTCAATGGAGTAGTCGAACGACGCGACGGTTGGGTCCACTTCGCTGGTGCGGAAGCGCAGCGTCTCGGCGCCCGTCAGAGTGCTGTTGACTAGCGCCATCGCGCCGAGCGTGCGAACGGCGCCGAGGTCAACGATGAACTGCACGGTATTGACGCCGTTCGGGATGAACCGCGCGCGGAGACCGGGTTGCGGGTCGAACAGGTTTTCGGTCGGCATCCCGCTTTCGTTGGTGCCGGTCCACATGGACACAGATGCGCCGTCACGCATCCAGTCACGCCAGCCGATTGCGCCTGCCATGGGCTAGCCCCCGCTTCCGACCAGCGTCACCGTTATTCGGCGCCGCTGCTGATCCTCGCGCATCGCGACCACGACGCCGGTAAAGCCCGCATCCAGACCATATCCGGGATAGGTAATGCATCCTACGTCGCCCATGTTCAGCACATGCAGGTAGCGATCTGTCGTGATCGAAACCGCCCGCGCGCCACCCTCAAGCCATGTGCCGATGATCTCTGCCCGCGCCTGCGCCGCCGTTTCGTCCGCATAGACGGCAGGCAGTCGCAACACGCGCGCTTGCGCGACACGCTGCGATATCAACCCTGACGTGTAGATTGCTACAGGCGACACGCCATCAACGAGGCGCTGCCACAGGTCGCTGTCGGCGCCGGCTGCGATGTCAGAAATAGGCGCAGCGTTCGCGCCCCAACCGACTTGAACCTCATACGGCGCCGGGGCCAACAGGTCCGGCAGCGACACAGGCTCAGGCTCCGCGACCACGCCAGACGCGGGGATGTCGAACTGCATCGTTTGGTCGGACGTGAACGGGTCGAACAGCCGCATCTTGCCCGCCCGGTCGCCGCACAGCACGGCGCCGCAACCGCCAAGCACACGCTGCACGGCGTCGAGCGTGCGGGTATCCGTGGCGCCCTGATAGAACCCAACCTCGCCCGGCAAGTCAGCCTCGGCGAACAGCCACGACGTAGCGTCGCGATCCGCGCTCACCATCTGCGGCCCGAGCGTGCTGCACAGCGCCCAAATGATCGCAGGAACCGTGTTAGGAAAACCGTCCGCTTCGCCGCGCACGCCGCACGTCACCGAACCGTCTGGCGTCGATCCAAGTTGGAACACGCCTAGCGCCGGATAGTCGCGGAACTCGGACACGCCCGGCGCCGTGATGGTCGGCGTCTGCTCTACGCCACGGATGCGCACCGCGTCATGGGCGACAACGGCGCGCCAATGGGTCTGGAACGTCGGCAACGCGCCGTCGCCTAGGTCCACATCGCCGAGGTAGACGGGAGCCACGTTGAACACGCGCCCCATGCAGACCGGCATGGGCCGATCCGCCAGCGCCGCCGAGCCTTGCAAGCCCCCTGCCCCGCTGTAGCGGAGAGGCTGTAGGGCGTCCTCAAGGCGCGCCGTGGGATCGGTAAGGGAAACCCGCGCCCGACGCCCTGCAAGCCTCTCCACGCGCCGCACAGTGCCGCGCCAGGCCAGCACGGTATCGCGCAACGGCGTGCCAAAGTCTGACGCGCGCGGGTCCAGCACTGCGGCGACGCGGATTTCAACGTCTCGACCGTCTGCTGTGCTATAGCGCGCGAGGTCTGCCGACCAGTTGTCTTGATCGGCAACGACCAGTTCCGCCGCCGTCAGCGCCACCACGCCGCCAACGCCAATGCCGCCGAGAATGTCTTGCGCAACCTCGACATCGCCAAGGATGCGCGGAGGCCACGCGGTTGACGGTGGCTCGTCAACCGTATCCGAGTGCCACGCCGCCGTGGCGAAGCGGAGCGAGGTTTCGGCCTGATCCTCGATGGCCCATGCCGGCAGGGTCGCTTCCGGCAGGTAGCCATACGGAAAGAAGGCCGCGTCGAGCATCAGATGCGCCGCGCGTAGAGGCTGACGAAGCCGCCCGCCACAAAGTTGCCGCTGGACGGCAGCACGCGAACTGCATTGACGGCCCCCAACACGGCACGGTTTCCGCCGAGCGTCCCGATACCCGCCAGTGCGCCGCCGCTATCCGTCCACTTTGACCCGACATTGTAGAGCTGCGCGCCGAAGGCGCCGTCGCCCGGGAACAGGTCCGCGCTGCCATAGACCGGCGTGTTGGCCGCGCCGGTGATGGTCAGCAGCATCGCGGTCCCGGCATCCGCCCCGGTATTGGCGCTGGAGGCGCCGGCCGTCGCGCTCCAGGCACGGTCATAATTGCCCGCGCTGGAGGCGAAGGTCGCACCGCCATCGACCGAGGTACGCAGCAGCAGCGCAGCTGCGCTGCCGAGCGTCAGCGCGAATTCCAGCCGGTAGAGCATCACGGTGGACGGCAGGGCGAAATCAATATTGCCGACAGCCGTGCCGGCGATAGTGCGGACCAACGCCTGGCTAGGCAGCGCCGTATGGCTCCAGCCGGTGCCGGTGCTGAAGATCTCCATGGTCTCGCCAGAAAGGAGGATCTGCGCAGTGGCAACGCCGACCAACTCCGACGCATTACCATCCACCGTCAGCCAGGCCCCGGATGATCCGCTGTTGCGAATCATGTAGCCAACGCCGACAGGCACGGTTGCCGCCGCCGGCAAGGTCAGCGTCGTCGCGGCCGAGCCTGTGAAATCCAGGATCGAGCCGAGGTCAACCAACGCGGCCGTCGCGGTGGTCGTGAAGCCGAGCGTCTGCCGTTGGCCTGGGAACGACACAAGCTGCACGTCCTTGCGCCCGGCAGAGAACGACACGGCGGCAGTCGTGCCGAGATGGTTGGCAAGGATCGTCGGGCGCGTGAGCGTGCCAGGATTGGCGCCGTTGTGGACGCCAACGCCAATCTCCCACTGCGCGGACCCTTCCAGCGAGGCGCGATAGCCGACAGCCGTCGAGACGCTGCCGGTAGCGGTCGCGATGGGGCGGAACTCGGCGGATGACGTGCCAAGCGTCAACGTGCCGGTGCCGGCGGTGTCCGTGTATTGCTTGGTCAGGAAGGCGAGAGGAAGGGGCATGGCGGCTCCTAAGCAGCAGCAGGCAGCAAGCGCGGCATCATCGCGGCAATCAGCGCGTTCAACCGGCCTACTTCCGTCTTGAGGTCGTTGATGACGCCCCGGCTGTCCGTGGCGTAGATGGCTGCCTCGACGTTGGTCGTTGCGTCGATCAGGCTGGAAAGGCCGGCTGCGTCGGCGCCTGGCGCAGCGCGGCGCAGCGTGTCGGACGTGCTGTTGACGAGCGCCGCATAGCTGGCGCTGGTGCCCTCGACATCGCGAACCACCGGCAACGCGGACTGCACAACGCGGGCATACTCCGCGATCTCGGCATCGGTGGCGCCGTCCGCGAATGCACGCCCCGCCGCCGTGATGGACGCTCGCGCAGCCGCAGCGCGCGCGGCAGGGCTAAGGCCGCCAAGCCCGCCGAAGGACAGGCTCTCGAAAAGCCCGCGCGCCGTGCTGTTGCCGCTGGCCGTGACGCCGGTTGCTGCCGCAGCCTGCCGCGTGATGTTGGCACGCTCAAGCGCCTGCACCTGTTGCAACCGGTCAACCTGCGTCGCCGTGTCGCCAGCCTGCGAACCGAGTTCCGTCAACGCATCGCGGAGCGCGGTGACTTGCTGCGCAGCGCCAAGGTCGAAGTCGAGCAGCGCGGCTTCTGTGTCCATGCCCACGGCGCGGAAATACCGGGACGTGATGCCGCCTTGCAGCGCGCCAATCTGCTGGTTCTGCGCGTCGATCAGTTCCTGTTGCTGCTTGCGCTGCGCCGTCGAAAGGTTGTCGGTTGCCAAGCCAAGATCGCGCGCGCGGATGATGGCGGCGCTGAACGTGTCGTTAACCGCCTTCATGGCGGTATCGAATTGCGTCGCCGGTTCCGCCGTGGAACCAAGCACCTCATAGACACTTGTGACCCAAGCCGCCGCTTCGACAGCAGATGACACGGAGGTCATGCCGCTGATAGCGCGCATGACGTTATCGTTGGCGCTCACAAGGTCGGCCGCGTCGTTGGAGAACGCGGCGAGCGCGCCGGCAATGTCGCGCGGGTTGTCGGACTGCCCCGAGCCGAGCGCGCCAGCTAGACCGCCTTCGCCGGAAACCTCACGGAACCGCAGGCCAGAGGCGGATAGCTGCGCGTTGAGTTGCGCGGCCTGCTGGCGTGCCTGCGCCAGCACAGCTTCGCGCGCGCCGTCCTGCTCGCCCTTGCCGCTGTACCCCGAGACTTCGACCTGGCCTTGCGCGTTGATGCGCAACAGCGCGTCGCCACCTTCAAAGCCTTTGCCGGGGCCAATCAGCCCGCCAAGCAGCCCGCCGCCAGCGCCGCCGAGCAGCCCGCCAGCAAGCGTGCCAATGCCGGGGATAATGCTGCCGATCAGCGCGCCGGCCAGGGCGCCGCCGCCCGACCCGAGCATGCCGTTCGTCTGGCGCGCGGGGCTGGTCGCCGTTAGCGCGGACAGCATCGACCCGAGCGCGAAACCGCCACCGACGCCGCCAAGCGCGCCGCCGATGCTGATCGGGTTCGACGCGAAGCTGTGCGTCGTGCCGATGCCGAACAGGCTACCGCCCTGCGTCAGCCCAACGCTTTCAGCCAAGCCGCCAAAGCCGCCGCCGGGGAGGAAGCTAGTCAGGCCGCTAAGGATGCCGGCGCCCGAACCCGCGCCGCTCGTGGCGCCAGTGAAGCCGACAGCGCCAGCCAGTTCGCGAACAAGCGGCTGCATGACCGTGAGCGAAAGCGCCTCAACCGCCGCGCGCCGCAGGATCGAACCGAAACCGGAGGCGAGCGACTGAAACACGCTCTCGCCACGAACCGCGCCGGCTTCTAAGGCGTTGAAGGTCACATCAGCGAGGCTGTCGCCAAACCGCTGCACCGTCGCGTCAAGGCGGCGCGCGTTGGCGTCTGCCTCGCGCTGCACTTCGGTCGCGAGGCGTTCCGCTGCGCGCCGTTCGTTCGCCGCGTTGCGATCCGTGATGGTCTGAATACCAGACATCGGAAACACGGTCTGGTTGGGATTGTCCGCTTGCTCGTAGACAATCGCCTCACGAACCTGACGCAGCCCGGAGGCCGCGCGCGGGGCGCTATCGGCCAGCCGGCGCAAGGCTTCGTCGCGCTCACGGTCGGCGGCGGCGCGGAGGCGCTGCGCCTCGGCTTCGTCAATGCCGCCCTGCGTCGTGCCGCGCGCAAGTTGTTCGCCAATCGCAGCAACGGCGCGCGCATGGGTCTCGCGAACGCCGCGCTCACGGTCGTAGGCAGTGCGCAGGGACGCAAGGCCATCATCCGCCTGCCGGCGTTGGTTCGTCGCTGCGCGTTCCGCAGCCTGCGCACGCTCGTATTCCGCGCGCGATGCGCCTTCGCGCTCAAGGTTGATGCGGTTTAGGATCGCCGCTTCAAGAATTTCGTTCTCGCGGGCAACCTGCGCTTGCAGTTCCGCGACGCGGGCTTCCTGCGTGCCGGCCGCCGCCGCCTGCAACCCGCCTTGGATGCTGCCGCGCCGCGTACCGTTGCGAATGCCCGGCTCGAACAGATTGAGTTGCTGTTCCAGCACACGAAGGCGCGATTGAGACGCGGCTTCGTCAGCGCGGGCATCCTCAATCGGCGTGCGACCGAGGCCGGCAGAACGCCGAACACCATCAACGGCGGAAGCTGCGGCATTGACGGCGCGCGCGATGGCCTGCGAAAGCCCTAGCGCCTTATCCAAATCGGCAGCGAACCGCGTCATCGCGGCCCCAAGCGTCTCAAACGCCCGGCCCATCGTGGGCGGCAGCTTCTCGAACTCGGCGTTGATCTGCTCACCAGCGCGCAGCAAGGCCGGCAACACGCGGTCGGCCGTCAACTGGCCTTCCGAACCCATCTTGCGGAGTTCGCCAACGCTAACGCCCAACTCGCGCGCCAGCGCAACGGCGAGGTTGGGCATGTTCTCAAGCAGCGAGCGCAGTTCGTCGCCCTGCAACACGCCGGACGCCAGCGCCTGCGCCAACTGGCCAGCAGCGGCGCTCGCTTCCTGTCCGGACGAACCCGCTACCAGCGCCGCGCGCTGTAGGGTCGCGACAAGCTGCAACGCCTGTTCGTTGGTGCCGCCGACTTCGCGCGTTGCAATCGAGAACCGCTGAAACGCGCCCGCCGTCTCCGCGACACTGACGCCGGTTTGCAGGCTGATCCGATAGAGCCGGTCGTAGATGTCAACCGCCGACTGCACCGAACCCGTCGCGCTGGCCAGCCGGCCTAGCGTCGCCGTCATCTCGTCGCCGGCACGCGCAACGCTGGTCGCGGCTAGAGCAATGCCACCAAGGCCAGCAGCCGCAGCCGCGCCTGCCACGCCGAGAGAGGACAACCCCGCGCCAATGGGGCCTAGGCGGCTTCCCATGGCTTCCAAAGACCGCGTTACGTCTTGCGTAACCGTCCCCACCGCCGAGAGGCTGCCGCCCCTCTGGGCGGCGCGCATAGCCGCCGCATCCAGCTTCTTGAGCGCGCTTTCGCCAACGTCGCCCATGGCGAGCAGGTCACGGCGCAACTGGTCCGCGCCGTTGACGCTCAGTGAAAGGGTAATGGCCCGCGAACCACTCATGCGCCGCCTCCCCTCTCGATACGAAACGTGATGTCAGTCTTCCGGCTTGCGCTCAGACGCCCCAAGCCGGACGCCCTGCGCCGCAGCCGCCACCAGCGAGGCCGCTAGAGGCGCCTGGACGCCTTGCGCCCGCGCCATGGCTAGTGCCCCCGCAACGTCGAGTTCCGCGCCCGCCATGCCGCCCCGTAGGCACGCCATGACGGCACTCAGGACGGCAGCGCCGTCCGGTGTCTCAGGCGCGTTGACTACAGCGGGGCAGGAGCCGCATCGCTCTTGGCTTTGCCCTTCGACGCCGGGCCAGCGGGGGGCGCCGGGGCACCCCGTGCAGCCTCGCTCGCCTCCGGAGAGGCGCCAGCGGAGGAGGCTGCGGAGTCGTTTCCCTCCGCGACCTGTTCCGCCAGGCTGCGGCCATAGGCGGTGCGGAACGCCGGGCCGAGGTCCGGATGTTCGGCCATGGCTTCCGTAGCCGCCGGCGTCACCGGCAGCGGTTGGCCGTCATCCCCGTTGATGCCTTCCCACCGCTTGATAGCGTAGCGAGCGAGCGCGGAGATGTAGAACTGCGCGAACTGCCCATCCAGCCAAGCCGCGTTGGCGCCGTTCGGGCCGAGCGGGTCCATGGGATGGCCGGTCTTCTCTGCCGCCTCGGCTTCCACGATTAGCGCCGCCGTGCGCTTCTGCGCCTCGGCCTGCGCTGCGGAGTTGATGACGGTCGTGAGCGGCCGAACTTCGACCTTCACGCCGTAAGGCAGCACCAGCCATTGCGGCTGGCGGTTGAGGTTGAGCTTCATGGCTGGGGTTGTCCTTACGAAGCCGAGTAGGACGCGATCTGGTTTTTGACGGTGGCCTGCATGACGCCCGTGGACGAATGCGGCCCCGCGACCCAGCGGAAGGTCTGCGTGATGCCACGCGGCCCGCTGATCGGCGCGCCCTGAGGCGTGATGTAAGTCCGGCCGAAGTTGAAGACGATTGACGTGTTGGCGTCGATGGTCCAGCCGTAGGTGATGGCGGCCGGCGACTGCGTGGCAACCGCCGCATCGTAGAGCGTGATGGTCTCAAACCGCGACGTGAACGTCCCGGACGCCGCAGCAAGGCCAAAGTCGATGTCTTCCATGAGGTAGTCGCCACGCACGGCGGCAACCATCTCCATGTCGTTGGTAAAGGTGAAGTCGCACGACGTGATGCCGGCGAGCGTCGATCCGCTGCGGGTCAACACGCCCTGCGCGTTGAAGTAGCGCGCGAAGGACGTGACAACCGCCGTGCCCGCGCCCGTGCTGGCATTGGAAACCTGAGACAGCCCCATCAGGCCAACCGTCGCCTGCGCGGCGCCGTCCGGGCCGAGCGACACGCGAAGCGTGTTCGCGCGGACGCCAGCGGTGCGGATGAAAGCGTCGGTCGCAAGGTCCGCGTGCGCCACTTCCATGGAGTTGGACGGCAGCGCCGCAGATCCGGACGTGAAGACGTGCGTGTAGTTGGTGCTGCCCGAAGTGGACGGCGCGCCGCACAGCAGCCGCATCCACCGCGCGAAATGCACCGTGTCCAGCGGAACCACAACGTCGCCCTCGACGCGGATCAGGCCGAAGAACGGATCTGCGCTGTCGCGGTTTGCGACGGCAGAGAGCAGCGCGTCTTGATCCAGGCCCTGCGTCTTGCTCATGTTGATCGAGAAGAAGGGCACTTGGTTGTAGTTCACCGACCCAACGAACGTGCCGGCGGTGACTTCGGGATACATGCGCAGCTTTGCATTGCTGCCTTGAGCTACGACGCCCATTGCCTGCTACTCCTGATTGTTGGGGTTGCGGCAGGGCCGCGTTACGGGTTGTCCGTGTAGTAGGACCACGAGAAAACGAACGTCGTCGCGCCATACGCGCGGTTATAGATCGGCGCATCCGGCGCGCCGTCGTAGATGCCCCGGCCGTACTGCGCCGCGTCTGGCGTCCAGCCGATCAACGACGCGAACAGCGCATCCCTCGCGTTCAACAGCCGCTCGCTTGCATCCTGCCCGGTCTGGTCGGTCGTGCCGCTCACGATGACGGTGATCGAGAACGTCGTCTCAATCTGGTCGCTCATCGTGTCTAGCTCTTGGTCGTCGGCCGGCGCATCGCCTTCCCACACGACATAGGCGCAAGGCACGGCAAGCCCAGCCTTCGCCTCGACCAGCTTATCAAGCGCATCGTCGCGCCCAATCAGCCCGGCAACACGCGTGCTGAAGAACGTGCAATCCGTCCGCAGCCGCTCAATGATCGCAGCGGGGCGCATTACCGTCCGAACCCTGCAACGGCGGCAGCAACCCGCGCCTCAAGGTCTCGCGTCAACCGAGCCTGCAACGGCGTAAACACAGGACGAGGCGCCAGCGAGCCGGCAGACGCACGCGCAACCGCGCGCTGCTTCCGCGACTTGCCGTTGACCAGCTTCGCGCGGCGCGTCACGCGCGGCTTGGTGCCAAACTCCAAAAAGTGCCGATAGAACGCCGTCCCGCGATCCGCAAACACGCGCGCCGAGAAGGCATTGCCACGCCCGCCGACCTTGGTTCGGATGGCGCGGAGCATTGTGCCCGTAGCAACCGCAGGAGCCTCGCCAGGCGCCGAGGCGGTGTAGTTGGCTACGCTTGCCCGCGCCGCCGCTACAACCCGCCCTGTGCGCGTCTGGTTGCCAATGGTGACGGTCTTCCGTACTTGCTTATAGACTGAACGCCCCGCGCGCTTGGCGTAACGGCGGCCCTTCTTGCTGGATCGCAGTTCGCCGAGCAGCTTCGTCCGATACTCGCGCGCGAGGTCGCGGATGGACTGCCGGATCGCCTGATCCAGCTTTCCCTGCGCAATCTTGAGGTCAAGGAACGCCGTGCGGCCGGCGGTAATGCGCATGTCGATCATGCCACAACCTCCGGCGCCAGTTCCGTCGCGAACACGTCGAGATAGCGCCGCCGGTTGTCGGGATCGCGAACGCCCCGGACAATCCAGCGCCGCCCGCCTTCCGCGCTCACATGGTCAAAGTCAGTCCGCGCGCGCCACCGAATGCGGATGACGTGCGTCGCCGCGTCGCTGGTCTGCAACGCCTCGGCATAGGCGCCCTCGCGGACGCCGCGCAACTCGCCCCACACATTCTCAACGACCGTGTAGGTAACGGTCATCCCCGTTGCGCCAGTCGGCGCCTGCGCCTGCGCCTCAAGCGTCAGGTAGTCGCGAAGCCGGCCGGCGGGCATACTAGATGGTCCACACGCGGTAAGGATCGAGCAGCCGCTTTACCGCCGGAATTTCCGTCAACGGACGTTCCGCCGAAGCCTCGCGGTTTTCGTACAACTCGCCCACAATCAGAAGCATCGCCGCACGCAGGGCCGCCGGGACGTTCGCCGCGCTCACATAGCCCGCCGAGAACGTCACCCGCACGGCGTCAACCGTGTCCGGCTGCGTTTCCGGCCAGTTCTCGCCGTATGCCGGTGCCAGGTAGCCCGGCTGCGCGTGCGCACCCGATGGCGTCGCCACCTGATACAGCGCGCCCGAAATCGTCTCCGCTTCGCCGTCCGCGTTCGTTATGGCAAGCGCCGTCACGGACACGAGCGGCGGCTTCGGCAGCATGATCGGACCGTTGTCCGCCGGAAACTCAGGCATCGTGATCTGCCAGGTCTGCGGCATCAGGACGCGCCCCGTGTGCGCCTCGACGCTCTCGCGCGCGGCCTGCAAATACGCCGCGATGATCGCCGCGTCGGTGCCATCGACAGGCGCGCGAATATGCGCCTGCACGTCCGTGAGCGAGACAGGCTCGCTCGTGGGCGCGGTGATTAGCCGAAGGTCCATGATGGTGCGGAGGCGGCCCGAAAGCCGCCCCCTACTCCCGTCAGATCGGCGGGTTGGCGGTCGGCAGGATCGCCGGATTGGCCAGCAGCGCGATAGCCGCAACGAAGATGTTGCCGCTGTCGTTGCCGCTCGGCGTGATCGTCAGCCGCACATATCGCTTGGTGCCGCTGTAGCCGATCTTGCGGGTTTCCGTGTCGTCGGCGAAGGTGAAGCCGGCGAGCGCATAGGTGCCCACCAGATCGGCCGCCGCGACGGCATTGGACCCGCTCATGCCGCTATCGTCGCTTTCGTCCATCGTAACGGCGAAAGTCGCGTTCGCGTCGGTGTTCGTGCCCGTCACGATCAGCCACGTCAGGCTGTCATAGCCCTTCGTGTCGATGATGCTGGAAACGATGGCTGTGTTGTCGGTCCGCGCCGCAACCGGCGGGATCGCCGAAAGCGGGTGGATGTTGTTCATCATGTCGCGCATTTGAAACTCACTCCAAAAACTCCGCTTGCGGAGTGGTTAGCGCCTCGCGGCGCCGGGAACGCGGCGACCTTTTTACGGGTCGAGCGCCGCGAGTAGTGTGTCGGGATACTGCTCCAAAATGCGGCGCGCCCATGCGACAAGATCGGCGGGACGTTGGCCGCTCGGTTGGGCAGTAACCCATAGCTCTAAATTCTCTGGCCGGTTGTCTGACCGGATGCCGTTTTTGTGGTGGACGCTTTCCGTAGGCAGGAGCGTGCGCCCGATTTTTTCAGCCATTACTGCGCGGTGCTCGTAAACCCGGCTCGTCGTGCCGGCTTTCTGCGCGTGCGATTTATCTGTCCAGTAGATATAGCCATTTTGATCAATAAGCTTGCCGCCAATATTCTGGCGCCGCAACACTAACCCGCCACGCTCAGGTGAGCCGTGTTTCATTAATCTAGCGTAATGGGCCGCACAGTAACCCCGCGCTATAGCGTAATGCCGACATTCGGCGACATCACAGTGACGCTTATTTTGCTGCTCCCTCCAAGAACGGCGCATTGGGCCGCCCCCGTTGGGGACGCCGTATTTTTTTTGGCGGTAGTAATGCGCGCAGCAATATCCTCGCGCTAGAATTGGCTTCCCGCAATCATCAACATTGCAAGGAGCAACACCAGTTTTAGCTGTTCGCGGCTCGGCTTTGGTCGGTCTGGAAGCCTCGATACTTCCACCACGGCGGAACCGCCGATAGTGCATATTACAAAGGCCGCGCCTTATGTCGCCGACCGACCCACACCCTGAAACGGAGCAAGCGCGGCTGTTTTGCGGCGACAACCGGCCAACATATTCAGGTGTCGTTGTGTCTTCGCACACAAAGACGCTCAGGCGAGACGCGCTCGCCTGAGTTTCCTGCGCCAGCGACATAAAGCCGCTATTAGCTCCCGAACTTCAGGAGCTTAATTGCCTCGAAATTAACCACGCCTCCACCCACACGCTTCCTGAACTTGAAGAAAACGTAAGGATAAGACGTGTACGGATCGCGCAGCACCGACAGGCCGATGCGGTCCACGATCTGGTAGCCCTCGCGGAAGTCACCGAACGCCATCGACAGGCTCCCGGTGCCGAGCGCCGGCATGTCCTCGGCTTCCACCACCGGGAAGCCCAGCAGCGAGGAAGGCTGCCCCGCCGTCGCCGCCGGCTGCCAGATGAAGTTGCCCTGCCCGTCCTTGAGCTTGCGGGCTGCGCCCAGCACGGCGCGGTTGGTCATCCAGCGCGCATTGCCGCGATACGCGGCCTTGAGCGCGTAGATGACGCTGATCAGGTCGTCCACCGGGTTGGTGTCACCGGAGCGCGTGCGGAAAGCGCCGTTGGCGCCGGTCGCGATGTGTTCCAGTTGGCCCCAGGTCCGGGTCGCATCGGCGGTCGCGGCGGTCGTGTAGTCCGTGAAGCCACGCGGCTTGCTGATGCCGTTGCCGGACACAAAGGCGGTGTTTTCGCCGCGCGCAATGCGGTCGGCAGACTTCATCGCCAGCCACGCCTCAAGGTCGAGGCGCGCGTCTTCCAACACCTTCTGCGTGGCGCTCACGACGGACACAGCCTCGTGGACCGGGATGGACCACTTGCCAAGCTGCGCCGAGGTGTTCTCGCTGCGCGTGCCGGTCTCGCCCACCCAGGCAAAGCCGTTCTCGCCGAGGTCGGCCAGCCCTTCCACGGTGTCGGTGCCGATGGACATGACCGACGCAACCTGCCGCATGGGCGAGGTCTCGTAGATGCGCGACACGATGCGGCCGGTCGTGTCCGGCGTCACCAGATAGCCGCCGTCCGGATCGCTGCCGACGCTCATCGCCTTCGCCTCGGCATCGCCGGGGCGCGTGGTGCGGAGCGGACCCTTCATGCCGTACAGCGCGGCCTTGTAGGCGCGCAGGTCATCGACGTTGACCACGTTGCCGGTCTGCTCGCCGAACGCCTTGGCGGTCTTGGTCTCGATCTCGTCGGCCGGGCCGCCCGCCAGGTTGAGGCGGTTCGACTTGGCTTCCAGTTCGTCGGCGCGCTTGGTCGCGGCCTTGATGTCGTCGGCCACCTTGTCGAGCGCCGCGTTGATGCGGTCCAGCTTGTCGTTGGTGACGACATCGCCCTTCATCCGCTTCACCTCGGCGTCGAGGTCATTCACGGTGGACTTGAAGGCAGCGAAGGTCTCGCCCTGCTTTTCGAGCAGAGCCTTGATCTCGGGTTCCATAGTCAATCCTCTCAGGACAGGGTTGCGATGTTCCGGCGAAGCAATTCCGCCAGTTCCGCCGCGCCCGCCTCGTCCCGAGGGGTCGTTTCCGGCTCTCCGTCCTCACGACGGAGCCACGTCTTGAAGACGGACACGGCGCGCTTGCGCTCGGTCTGGGAAAGCCCTGCGTCACGCAGAGCGTCTTCAATTTCCCGGATTTCACCACCCGTCAGCGACTTCACGGAAGTCACACGCGCCGCCTCATTCATCGGGAACGGCACAAGGGAGATTTCAAAAAGGTCCAGTTCCTTCAACAGCCGCGCGCGACGGCGCCCATCGTAGGCATCCGACTTGACGCGGTAGCCAATCGACAGGCCATCCAGCGCACCGGCCTTGAGGTCGATGTGCGCTTCCTTGCCGATGGCCTTCTCGACCAGCAGCCGCCCGCGCACTTTGAGGCCGTGTTCGTCCTCGACCATCTCATCCCACACGCCAACCCGCTTGGTCGGATCGTGGTCCGCGAGCATCTTAATGCCCTTGGCGCCGCGTTCGCGGAGCGTCTTCGTGAAGGCGCCAGGCTCCACAATGTCGCCGCCGCCATCGCGGTTGCCGAAAACAGAAGCGTAGCCCTCAAACGCGCCGTCTTCGTTCAGCGCCTTCAAGTCTAAGGCGAAGTCAAGCCGCTGCATCAACTGCGCCTCCATCCGCCGTAGTAGTTTGCGGGGGTTTTGGCAGGTCGTCGCCGCCTGCAATCCAATCTAGGCCGTCTTCCTCTCGCGCCTCGTTCGGCGTCATCCATGCCGGCGATCCACCCGAACCGAGCGCCCGCGACAGATACTCCGCGCGATCCTTGGCGGCGCCGCGCATGAGGCCCTTGAGGTCGAAGCGGATGTCGATGTCGGTCTCGTCGCCAAGCAACGCGCGCTCTGCCGACTGCTCGATCCGCGTCGCCCATGGCGTGATCGTGTGGACCACATGCGCGATGAACATCTGCTCGGCGCTGGCATAGGTCGAGGTCTTATCGGAGTAGCCCGCCATCATCGGGATTACCCGCAGCGCGCGGCAGATTTCCTCCACCTGATGCTTGCGCGTCTCAAGGTGCTGCGCGTCAACGCCGCTCATTGTCTGTTGCAGCCACTTCGCCGCGCGATCCATCACTAGCGGCTTGCCGCCGTTGTCAGACCCAGAATAGTGCTTCGCGATCCACCGGCTTAGTTGCTCGTGCTGCGGTTCCGTCAACGCGCCATCGACCGACCAGACGCCGCTAGGCCGCACGCCGTTCTTGTGCAGCCGCGCGTGTGCTTCCTCGGTCGCCAGCGCCAGGCCGATTGCCTCGCGCGCCAGCTTGATAGCCTCCAAGCCCATCCAGCTATTCCACGACGGGCCGCGAAGGTGCCACACGTCGCCGGTCGTCAGGATCGGCGAGCGCCCGTCATCCCATGTGATCTGGTAGGTAAGACTCATGTCCGGCTTGCGATCCACCAGAACCTTGCCCGGCTCGATGGGGATCAACTCGCGAACTTCGCCGCGAACCCGGTTCACGTAGACAAAGGCATTGCCGCACAGCACCAGATGGAACAGCAGCGTTTCGCGGAACTCGAAGCTGGTCTGCCACGGGTTAGGCTGCCGCGCGAGCAGCGACAGCAACGGATGCGACAACAACGGCACGCGCCGCCCCGTCCCCGCGTCGATGCGATAGAACTTGATAGGAACCTGCGCCACGCCCTCCGCAATGGCGCGCGCGCAGGCCAGCACCGTCGCCACTTCAAGCGCGCGGCTGGTGTTGATCTGAACGCCAGTCTTGCTTTCCGGCCACGTCGAGAACTCGGGAAGGCTCTGGATGCCCGCCTTTCGAGAGAACAGGCGGCTAAACAACCCCATTCGCCGCCTCCTACGCATCAACTTCCCAGAAGGAACGGCCGGAAGCAGCCGGTTGCAAACTCATCAGATGCACCGCGTTGAACAGCGCCATCAGCGGATCAATCTTCGCCGTGCCGCTGGCCTGCTTTGTAATCAGGATTGAATTGCCTCGCGGCTCGACCTTGGCGTTGCCGACCGACCACGCCATCAACGCCTGCCCAGCATGCACGAACGCGCCCTCGGCTAGCTTGCGCTCTGCCGTCTTGATCGCGCCGCCCAACCGCCAGCCCTGCGACACCGCCGCAACCTGCTCGCCTTCGATCCCTGCTTCCGTCAGCGCATCAAGGATCGCGCCGATACCCGCCGGGTCCAAGCCGATGCCGTGCTTTTCAGGCAGCAAGCCCGCGTCGCGCACAGCGCAAACAATCTCGACCACCTCAGCGATATCGTCGCCCATGCGATCAACCAGCCGCAGGTCGCCGGCAACCGCGAAGTCGCGCAGTTTCGGCGCCTCGCTCTGCCGACGCTTCAACACCACCGGGTGCGCCCAGGCCCGCCCCCAATGGAGCCACGCCCGCGTCTCGCGGCAACGGCCCAGCACCGCCAAGCCTAGCAAGTCGTCCAGCCCGCCGCCGTCGATGCCGACAACGGCCACCTCGGCGCGCGCTAGCAGCGCGTCCAGGGTCAACGTCTTGTCGCCGGCATCCTGCCAGTAGTCGGCGCCGGCCCATCGGTCGGACAGAAGGGCAAGGCCGATTTCAACGTTGAGGTGCTGCGAAGCCCAGCGCCGCAGTTCGCCGTCGCCGGCCTCCTTCGCCGCGTGGTAGTCGCTGACAAGCCTATCCACAGTGATAGAAAGGCCGTTGTTCGGCGTGACCAGCGGCCAGTTTGCCGCGTCCTGCCAATCCATCCCTTCCGGGAACTCGTACAGCACAGGCAGAAGCGGCGCAGATATGCGCCCGTCCCTGACTGCTCGCGCCTTCATCAACTCTGAGCGGAACACGCCGGCAGGCGGGCGCTCTGATTGCGTGGTGATCGTGACCAAAAAGGCTTCCGGCTGCGAGATAAGCCCGCCGCGCAACTGCCCGATAACCCTGTCCGCATCAGGCGAGTTCGCCACAACGTGGATTTCGTCAAGCAGTACGCCTGCCGGCTTAGACCCCGTGACCACCTTTGGGTCAAACGACTTGACCTTCAGAAAGGCGCCAGTCGGACGATAAGTGATCTTCTTCAAGTGCGGCTGCGGATAGAACTTCGCGGCCAGCACTTCATCCGCCTCTACCATACCCAAGGCTTGGCGGTAGGCGAGGTCAGCAACCTCCTGCGTCGGTGCGACCAGCAGAAATTCCGCGCGAGGCCGCTTGTTCATCAGCACTGCGGTAATCATGAGCGCCGCAGAATAGGTCGTCTTGGACGACTTCTTCGGCGCGAGGATGAAGGCTTCCTGAATATGCCTGATGTTCGACACAGGGTTATGAGAGCCGAACAGCGCGGCAACGATATCGCGGAACCAATCGCCACCGGCGGTCGCCAGTTCCGGCTGCCCCACAACGTCTGGCAGCCGTAGCTTGTTGAAAACCCCAACCGCGCGCGCGGCCTCAGCCTTGTTCAGCGGAAGTGACGGAACAAGCGAGCGTCCCGACCTAATCCTATCCGCCCAGTCGCGGCAGCTTGTATCCCAATTCTCCGCCATGGGGTCTCCACGACGGATCAGAGCAGCGTTAGCCGCTTCCCGCCCTTGGATTGGTTGTCCTTAGCCCACATCGGCCGCAGGTTTGGAAGCCCCCAGCACACCTTAAAGTCGGCATCCTCGGCAGTCTCAATGCGAAACGCCGAGACGGGAACGATGTGGTCGATGTGTATCTCGCCACGGAATACTGCGGCCCATGTCATCCCGCGCGTAAATTGGCGCTCGATGTGCGTTTTAAGGGATGCTGCGCTATAACCAAGCAGCGATTCAGTTGTGCGCCCCGCCTTCCCCGTTAGCATCATCCTCAGCCGGCTACTGACGCGGCACTTAAGACGGAACGCCGCATCGGCGGCGCGCCTGTCGCGCATCCTCCTAGCTTCAGACGCCCTTGCGTGGTCGATATTTTTTGCGCGCCACTTCGCGACATACTGCGTCGATGGGTTATCCGCCCGGTAGCCATCGTTATAGGACTTCACGTAGTCCTTATTGGCGTCACGCCAAGCTTTCTGGCGGGCCTTCTGGTCCGGCCGCCCCCTACGCTCTGCGTCATCAGCTCTTTTGCACTGACGGCAGAACGGATGAAGCCCAAACCTACCAAGCTTATGAGGAGAAAAAGCATCCAAGGTCGCAGCCTTGGCCACGCCGCACTTGGTGCAGACCTTCGTCTGCCCTATCATCTCGTCAGCCATTCCGCGCTCTCATCCAGCGTTGGTGGTCAGGGCCGGTTGAGGTGTTGGAAGCACCTCGCCGGCCCGAATTTATTCTAGCACCGATCCGGCGCTATTGCAGTAGAGTTTCCCAACTTGTGCCGCGCTCCGCTGTCTCTGCGGCGCGATCGCGCTGCTGCTTCTTCCCGCCCTCGGCCGCCTCTGCTTTGGCATGGACGTAGGGCGCGGCGGCCTGCGCCATCCGGTCACGCCGCTCAGTCTCCGCGCCTTCGTCATTCAATACGCCGAGCATGTATTCCAGCGGCGTCAAACGGCACACCTTGGCAGCGGCGCGGATATCGCGCGCTGCCTCGACGGTCGGTTTAGGCTCCTTTTTTGGCCGCCCCGCGCCGAGCCGTGCGCCACCAGTACCCGGCCGCGCGCCCCCTCTCGGCATTGGTGAAACCTCCTCGAAAATCATCAAACAGGGCAGAAAACCCCTGCGTGCG